TGAATAACCACAAATACCAATGTATGAGCCGTTTGACCATGCACCACTGGATAGTGTTGTACGACCTTGCCCAATCATTTCTTGCGAGTTAAAGTCTTTATATTCAACTAAGTACAATAATTGAATTGCTGAATGCAAATAAAAATCAACTTGCCTCCAACCCGTTCCACGTGCTGACGCTTCACTTCTAAAGGTTGTGCGTGTTTTGCTAACCGCAGGATAAACGCCAGAAGCCGATCCCATTTTAGAAGATGCTGAAGATGCTTCATAAGCACCCATGTACCTAAAATCAACTTCAATATTGTTTTTAATAAAGGCAGGATGCACCGCAAAACCACTTAACGGAATTTCTGAAACTTCCCAAGAATGAGTTGAACCGCTAAATGTGTGCTTAAAATAAAACTTAGGAATTTCCACCATTACTTGTCCGGCAGAACCATCCAAAGTTGCCGCGCCACCATTCGCTAAAAATGATGAATCCGCCGCGTGTAAATAAGCACTCACTGTGCCATCATCTGCAAGCAAACATCTGCGCATCTTAGATTGAATCGGTAAAGCCACGTGATTGGTGCTTGAGCCAAGTTGAGCGTAAGTATCAGTTGATTGATTCCAACTAACACCATAAGAGCCAGTAAAATCCTCTGGCGTTTGATTGGTTAAAGACTCCAAGCCTTTAGCGGCATAAGCCAATTTTTGTAAATCAGTTTCTGAATCTGACACCGAAACGATGCGAGCCATTAAGGCTGATTGTGCTGTTTTGCTATTCATAATATTCTCCGTTTAAATTAAGTTAATTCCAAAATCTCTATCACTCACTTCTTGTGATGCAACTGCTGACGACAACGCCTCAATAGCTTGCTTAACACGAAGTGGCGACATAGATCTTATTTCAGTTTGTGCGCCAGATTGCATTTCAGCACTTGTTGCCGGCACCCTCAAATCCTCTTTTGAATTATTAAGATTTTCAAAATTAGCATCTACCTCATTATGGGTTAATGCTGATCCTTTGCTTGCTCTTGTTACAATTGTTGCCATATTAGCCTCTTAAATTAAATAATTACCAGATGAATTTTTATAATGTGTTTCACAGTATTCACGGCCAGTGATTTGAATCAATCCAGACTGATCTGTTTCTGTTGACAGAATTACAAATTTACGCACCCTATCCAACAATTCTGAATTAACACTCACCACGTCACCGACCTCAAGATCGGCATTTTTAACCGTTGTTCCAAATGAAATAGCAAGCGGTGTTTGTTTAACCCGATTACCGCTTGCATCTTCACTATAACGCATTGTATTTAAAGTGATTTCTGCAAGTTGATTGGCCTGCGTTTGATTGGTAATACCTTTAATATCTAATGTTTTAGATAAAATTTGCGAATCTAAGTCTTGTAAATCTGAATCTTCTTTAACCACTTGCGCACTTAGCCATTGATCAGTTGGATTGATATATTTTAAAATGATCTTATTAGCAATTTCCCGATTGCCTTTCATTGAAATATTTAAAGAATTATTAATAAAATCATCATTGGTTAAAGCCACAACTGTTGACTGATTTTTAGTGTCGATTTTTAACTTCCATTTACTATCCGAATGCACAATCTGACCACGACAAGTTGCCAACACATCCTGCATAATCGATTGGATGTTAGCCTGTTGAATCAGCGCAATATTGCACGTCCATCCGTAAGTATTACAATCTGTTTTGGCTTGATAAAAAGTGGCAATATCAATATCAGCATCGGCAATATTAAGGCCGTTCGCCATTAAGTCTAATGCAATTTCTACCGGATTGGTGGAATAACTAAGTGTAGTTGAGATGGTGGATGCATCGGTAATTGTGCGAATTTTTTTACCTTTAATCTCAGTGGTAATATTCGCCATTTGAGTGTTTTTATTTTGCTGACCATCAAACACTTGATGAATGGCTAAAAATGCCGTGTCTTTAGGAATACTAACACTATCAAGACCAAGTGTTGCGCCGGTGGATGTTGCACCAGTAGTATCAGTTACAAAATCAATACTTTGTACATTGGTTGCTGTGGATGATGCGTCATACCATTTAATATGCACATACTCAAGTTTAAATTTATTTAACCCTAGCGATGTCATTTCATCATCATTGGCAAAGATCTTAACAATATCCTCAATGGTATGCCCTGCCATAATAATAATTGACCAATAATCACGGTTATAGCCATTCGCAGCATCATCATTAGAAATGGCCGAATTAGTGGCCTGGTAAACAATATTGCCGGCCAAACGATGATAGCCATATACTTGTGGCACTGGGTTGGTGTTGGATTTTTGAGTTTGTAATTTAATGCCTGAATATGAATCAACGCTGCCAATATCGCCCGCATCTGGTGCAAGTGCTGAGCCGGATATTGATGCGCCAACCAGTGTGATGGCCGCGGTTGTTAATGCGAGTGCAGTGGCTGTTGCACCTGCGCCCAACAACATTGGCGCAAGTTGTGGTGCAAAAATTGCCAACCCTAGGCCAACAATCGCCTTAACACTACTGCCCACGATTAATCCTCATCACCAAGCAAGATTTGTCTAATGGCTTATGCTCCACCTTATTAAGATCTTCATTATGCACCCAATAAGTAAATTGATTAATCGCCACACCTACTGATTTGCGCGTAAGCACAATATCGTCTTTTTCTGCCTGATCAACTTTAGTGCAAAAACTCCTAAAAAATGCAATATGATCCTTGCGTCCTAAAAACTTTTTTTCATCCTTAATAAAGGTTTCCATATCCGCAACCGTCCAACCATTCCACTCATGCGGAATGATAAAACGCTCATTTAAATAATGATAAACAGTGGTAAAGCAATTATTAATCATACTGTTTTCTGCCGCCCCCAATAAACCACATCCACAATTGCATCCACAATTGATGTAAATTCATTTTGATTGTAAGTGCGCGCCGGATAAGGCTTTGCCCAATGGGCAAATTGAGTTGTAAGCGTGGCTTGCAAGGCTTGTGTGGTTGCACTAAAGGTATCAATCACACCCTCAAATGGCGTGTATCGATCCTTTTGTAAATCATATAATTCAAGTCGTGGATATTCAACTAAGCGATTATCTGTCACGCCAAATTCATATTCATCACCATTAATAACCTCACTCGGTGGCGTGTAAATAACACGCTCAACTTTGCAACGATTATTACGCCATTCTGAGGCTAATGCTTGAGTTGCTAATGCACCGTTAATATTATCAATTGACAAACTAATCGAATCGGATTGCATGGAAAAATCCTCAACCAAACGATCAAAAGTAATAGCAAGTGGCGTGTATTCATTAGCACCATCAAATACAAATATATCATGATCAGTAAAATACAGCGTTTCTTTGAATGTGTTATCTAAATTGTACATATCAAACTCAAACAAGTGCAAAAGTGCAAAGGCTTCATCTGATTTAACAACATTTGTAATTGTTTTCATTATGCAGCAGCCTCAATAATATCCGCCTCAACAATATACATATTATCAACACGTCGTGAAAACTTAAAGCTGTCCTGCATAAACATGGCTTTGGTTAAATCTTCCTTGTTATTTATATAATCAGTCGCCACATAGTCGTCTTGATCTATTAAATAAACATGTTCAGCATTAATACCCGTTGACCCTTCTTCCGGAATGCCAAACGTACCCATAATGCCGGCTTTTTTGCGATAGTATTTTTGTAATTCTAAAAATTGTGACTGGTCAATAAACCAAGATAATTTCCATTTTTTACGCAACCCGCCTTTGTCTTTAATGTGGCGTGCAGATTGCCCAATATTGGAAAATATAGAATTAGAAAAATACTCATATTCAACTTGATGTGGGGTGACAATGTTAAGCACACCCTCAAAACTATCATCCACTGAAACAATCGGAGTATAACTTGATAATTGACTAAATTGATTTTGATATTCAGTGTAATTAAAAAACACCGAAGTGATCATTTTAATCGTACCAGAATAAACCTTTGGCGCAACCACCACAAATCGAAACTCTTTAAACGCCCAAGTAGAAGAATTTAAACCCATCACATCCGGACGAAGATCATGCACATCTTGCGCATCAATAATCACTGTGTTTGAGTGATTATTTTCATAGGCATTTTTTAAATCAGTAAACTGATCAAACGTCAATCCACGATAACTAATTTGCATTTCAATAGCCGGAATGGAAGATCTAATAATGCGTTGTGTATTGCCAGAATTGTACTCAATAGTATTACCCTGCTTACTCCATTCCTCCACCTCTAAATGATGGTGATTAGCCAAAATTGTAGCGGTTAAATTATCCATTTACACCACCTGCCTAATAGTTCGACGCACTGAGCCGTTAGTTGTTAATGAATTATTGATAATCGACTCAATCGTGGCACGATTGCCCACCAAATAATTATTAAAACTTGATGCGTCAATAGCTTGCACATTAAAATTAATCTCAGCACTCACCTGCCTAACCTCACCCGTTGCAGTATTTAACTGCGCCTTTGTTTTAGTGTGATCAATAACTGTTTCTTTTGGATGGAGAATCGCCCTAAACCCACCTTTGCCATCAATACCACCTGATCGAGATCCGTCGCCAGTATAACCACCGCCTGCAAAACTTGCTGTTGGAGATACGTTCATGCCTGCGGCTTGTAGTGCAGAAGTGCTAACACCACCACCAAACAAACCACCAAGTCCTCCAAAAATAGAATTAAGTATCGGCTTGATAACTTGCGCCCTTAAAGCATCATCAATCATTGAATTTAAAGTGGATTTAAATACATTTTTCATAGATTGGGTTCCACGAATAACACCCACCATGCCGCCCTCAATCCCTTTGCCTAGTTTATCGAATGTATCTAGTGTTGCATCTGCTGCCGCTTTGGCAGGATCTGCCATTAGTGATGGCAAACGATTCATGTGGTCACCAATTGCATCCACCATATCGGGGATGATTGAATGCCCTACCGCTTCATCTTCACCTTTTTTAAATGCGGTTAGCATGCGATCAATGGCTTTTTCTGCCGGATCACCGATAAAATCGGGCAATTTTTCAGCGACTTTTTTAATACCTTTCATAAGTTGGATGATTGGCTTCATTAATGCATCTTTAACGCCCGTCATCACTCGATTAGCAAGTTCACTCAAACCATTCCAAATGGCTTTCACGCCCTCAATCGCCACACCCAATCCTTTAAATGCTAATGTAACAGCGGTGACCGCTAATTTGATTGTCACCCCTAATAATTGACCAATAGCAGTCCAAAACGCTTTCATGCTTTCCGCTTGTCCGGCGCTCTCAGCACCAAAGATCGATGCCATTAAATCATCCCAAGCGGTGCCAAGTTCGCCCCAGGCTTGTTTGATCGGCTCTAAATATTGCGAAAAACCACCAAAAATATCGGTAATAATTTTCCATGCGACTGCGAGTTTTTCTTGGATCACTGCTGCAAATGCAGCAATGTCTGATCCGAGTCCACTCATTGCACCACCCGTGCCACTGATCTTTGCCATAAAGGCGGTGAGTTTATCGGTCATCTTGGTTGCCCACTCAAGCAGGCCACTATTAGCCACTGCGAGTTGCAAACCCTCAAAGGCTGATTTGAGTTTCTTGATCGAGCCATTCAAACCTTTCATTTGAGTATCGGCCATGGTTTTAGCTGTACCGCCGGCATCTTGCAGTTTGGCTTTCAACTCTTTAATTGCACCCACACCTTGTTTGGTAGATGCTAATAATGCCGGGCCGGCTCGTTCACCAAATATCTTAGTAAATTCTGCTGCACCTGCACCGGCTTTTTCAAGATCAGTAAGGATGTCAATAAAATTACGCATTGATCCATCTGAATTACTAACGCTCACACCCATGCCATCGAGTGCGGCGCTCACTTGTTTGGTTGGGTTTAATAGCTTGGTAATTCCGGCCTTGACCGCTGTGCCGGCCATCGTTCCCTTGATACCGGCATCCGCCATCTTACCCATGATTGCAGTCATTCCCTCAAGTGAGAGATTGGCCGCATCGGCCATTGGTGCCGCCATCTTCATCGCCTCACCAAGTTCCAACACATTAAGGTTGGCACTGGCGGTGGCTTTCGCCATCACATCGGCAAGTTGCCCAGTTTTGCTTGCCTCCATACCCAAACCGGATAAGATATTTGATGCAATATCCGCCGTGGTTGCAAGATCGGTACTCGATGCTGCTGCCAAATCCAAAATACCAGGCATGGCCGCCATGGTTTTTTGCGCATCAAAGCCTGCCATCGATAAGAAACCCATCGCATCGGCTGCCTCGGATGCACTAAATTGTGTGGTGCGGCCGAGTTCCTTAGCTTGGTTTTCTAACGCTTTTAAGGTTTCACCGGTTGATCCACTGATCGCCGACACTTTATTCATTGCCGACTCAAAATCACCGGCAGTCTTTAAAGAGAAGCCCGCAAACGCACCCATCGGCGCAAGCATCTTGGTTGAGATGTTTTTACCGAGTGCGGCCGCTGATCCACCCACCGATTTAAGTGATTTTTTAATCGACTTAAACGCTTTCTGTGTTTTGTTCTCAGCGGTGATTACATATCTTGCGCTTGCATTTGCTGCCATTATTTCCTTTCCTGCTTCAGTCTAAAATAAGCCGACCACATTACAATTTCATCCACCGTCAAATCCATAATTTCATCCACCGTTTTGTGTAGATGTTCTGCTAATTCATACAAAAAAAGCAAATCACGATCTGACTTTAACTCTTTAGTGCCTCGCCCTCATCCGGCTCAATCTCATTCATTGCATTAACAACGCGCGACACAATATCCGGATCAAACTCATTCATGATTTCAGTCATGTGGATTTTGCGCCAGATTTGTTTGCCGTCTTGATCAAGTGATCGCAAGATAAAAGTCATAATAATGGCTTCATCTGGCTTACCCTCGTTTACCAATCTTAAAATCTGTCCTTGGATCTTGAAATTAGTGGCCGCTTTAAAATAGATTTTGGCAGTTTCGCCATTATCGTCTTTCCATTCCGGCACATCAATTGACAACAAATCACCGCTGATGCGATCCTTAAATTGGCTTTTGGCGATGTTAGTGTAATTCATCGATTATGCTGTTGTATCGCTTAATGCACCAGATCCAGTAAATGAGAATGACGTTGCCACCATGTCATCTTGCGATCCCTCAATTGAAATTGAATCAATAATCGCTGTGCCGGTTTTATATTTAGCACCGGTTGCAGTTCCCTCTGGATAAATACTGATCGTTATTTCTGCACCCGCTGTCATGGCCAATTGTGCGGTATCGGTTTCATCCCAATTTGCATCCATTGATCCACTAAATGATGTTGTGCCGGCGGTAAATGTTTTCGCCGCATCGCCCAATGTTGTTGTTTCAATTGTTTCAGCACTTTCTTCAATGCTATAACTTTTAATTTCGGCGACTGTATCAGATCCAACTTTTACAACGCCCTCACTACCTTTATGAATTCCCATTTGCCTTTACTCCTTTAGATTTAATTTTTTTTTCCTTAGTCGTTTTTTCGATCGACCAACCTCGTGCTTGCGCATTATGAATTTGTGACTCGTGTACCACGATTGCCTCAGATCCATCTTTATACATTTTTGGCATATTGCCTCCTTTAACTAATTAAAGTTGTTACATCTGATTTATCCACTCGATACAAGCAAACAAATCGCATATTCATTAATCCCACCGGTTGATCAGAATCGCCGGATAGTTCAATATCTGCACCCTCAAAATCAATGTCCTTACATTTGCCATTTAGCGTGGTATCACCACTTGCAAAAATAGCTGTTTCAACTTCCGCGGCGATCGTGTCTAACACGTTGTCTAAATTAGTGCCGGCTTTGGCTCGCGCCTCAACCACAATATTTAACAACCTAAGTTGTTTGTTGGAGGATTCCTCACCCACTTCCTCGCTTAACGTGTAAATGCTGAGCGATGGCACAACATCATGATCATAAACACGAGAGGCAAATACATTTGCACCCGTTGTTGCCAAACCGGTTAAAGTGGTTTTAAGCTGATCGCGAATTTGCTGTCTTACATGGCTCATTGTTTCTCCAGAATAAGTGAGGTCAAACCCGTGCCATCCGGCTGAATGCCTGCCACCTTGTATGAAGTGGCATTGATCGTAAGTGCATCGCCATGTGCAATGCTTGCAACATTAGCCTCAGCGCAAACAAATACCGGGCGCACACCCTCAATGCCATGTACCTCAACAAATTGGTTGTCGAAAATTCCGGCGATAGTAGATGCGCCGATGGTGGCATTGTCTGCCATCTCAGTGCTATCCAAAAATTCGCTTAAATCTTCTGCAAACATTTTTTATTTTTTCGCCTTTTTTTTAGCCTTTGTTTCGATGGCTTTATTCATGCCGATTAATTTAGCGGCTAATGTTTTATCAGCTTCAATCACATCACCTTTTGCAAATGATGCGCCATCAATACCGACTGCTGTTAATAATTGTAATTTCATAATTTATTCCCTTTTTATAAAGAATCACACTCAGATGAATGCAATTTTTTATAAAGAGAGCCGGATTACCGACTCTCAATAATCAAAACTTAAATTAAGTGATGATGTCTGTCATTGCTGCGAACGACTCAGCGTGACGTACCGCGATGTCAACATCTTGTAGTGCAACAACACGAACTGTGCCAGAAGCTGAACCCGTTGAAGTATCCACGTTGATGTCAATGCCACCCCACGTACCGATGATCAAGTCATTCCAGTTACCAAACAACATTGAAGAAAGGTTTGAACCCGTTCCTTTAGTGCCATTTGATGGTACTTGATTTGATACAGCCGCGCCGTAACCACGTAGCGTGTTGCTATCTGACCAAACATACTGCGCTGTGCCAGATGCTTTTTCAGTTTGTAATAACTTGCCGCGAACCGCTGCATTAGTTAAGTAACCTAGTGCGCCCATGTCTGCGTTATCAACTGAAACCGCTGACTCAAGATCAACAATATCAGCCCAATCCGGTGCTGCACCATTTGTGCCGCCAACTACTGAACCAATGCCAGACGTATTTAAAACGCCCGTTGGTTGGTTAGATGAGCCAGTGCCATTGATTGCTGCTGAATCGATAGCCAATGCCAAAGATGTTGCTAAGTCGTTACGAACAAAAGACTCTACATCTAAAGAAGATTGCAAAAGCATCTTGCGTGAGATATCTGACATTGAGCCAACTGTCTTTGGTGACATTGATACTTGATCAAACGCTGCTTGTGATTCTGTGATCGCGCCTGATTCTGCTACCCAGTAAGAGGTTGCGCCGCCAGTTTGACGTGGGATTGCAATGTTGCCAACCAAGTCGTTCATCATAGTAGCACCTAAGCCAACGGTTGCCATCTTGTTTCTAAGCATGTCAATGAATGAGCCAGATAATAAATCTGTTGCTACTGTATGACCACCGGCCGTTGTAGTTGTAACATTCAAATCACGCATTAAAACGTCTGTTGGGATGTAGAAGCCTTGAGCGCGTTTGCCCAATTTGCTTGCCATCTCGTCTGACATTTCACGCTCAAAACCTGCATCGTTCCAGTTGCCCGTTACTAACGCATTTACCGCACGAACGATTGAGAAATCGTCTGTTTGCTTATCCGTCATGCCGATTTTAGTATCTTCAATCGCTGCTTGCTGTGGCTGACCCTTTGTGATTTTGTCTAATGCTACACCGC